GGCTAACGCCGCCGAATTCCGGAACGCCCAAGCTGTTACGCATCAATTGCAATGCGAGGCCCAGCCCGGTCGGCATCACGAACACCAAACCGCGAACATGGCGCGCGGTAATAAATGGCGCCATAAGGGTTTCGATATCCGATCGGATGTTATCCGCCGTCGCGCCTGCCGATGTAAGCGCAGAGAGGCCGTTGAGGATACCAGCCGGCGAGACGCCGGCCGATGCGGCAGTGGCCGACAAGAATGTCTGATCCACACGCTGCGAAAGTGACTCAGCGAGCAGATCGCGCACCCACGTTTCCGCAGCCGGCGAGCTATCGGCAAGCAGTTCATTGCTCACCACCGCCAACGCGGCCACCTTAAGCGGCGTCAGGCTCACGCTAGAAGCGCTGCCTTCGGTCGCCGGGATACCCTTAGACTGACCCACCCAGTATCCGGTAGCGGCCCCGTCCGTACCCTTCACGGTCACGTGCGCAGGAATCTCGCGCAGCGGCACCTGATCGAACACGGTCATGGCGTACAGGAACTCGATGAAATCTCCGGTGTAGCGGTTATCTGTCTGCACCAGCTCGGCACCCCACTCGCCGGAATCCGATCCGCCGCCAGGTACGGCGGCCATCCGAATACAATCGACCAGCGTTGGGTTCGTCTTACCCCAGCGCGCCTGTGCGACTTCCACCGGAGAGACGTGATGATTGTGCGCAAGCGCCATCGCGATCACCTTCCGCGTGTAGTTCTGGCCCTTGAACTTCTCGTCCTGATCCTTGTTTTTCAGGTTGAGATACGGTGCGCCGCGCGCCGCGTTGTTCCGCGATCCCGCGCTTGCCAAGCGAATCGGCTGCGCCGACGCCTGCATCCGCAGCTCGAAGGATTTCATGCGGATCTGGTCATCCAAATCGACCAGTTCCGAATCGATCCCGTCGAACTCCGAGCGCACCTCGTCGGTAATATCTTCCGGTGATTTTTGAAACATCAGATTGATCTCGCCCTGACGGTCGAGCTTCGCGCGTTGCTGCTCGCGCATTTCGTTCAACTGCTCTTGTATCGTTTTCATGTTTGCACTGCCTTTGAAACGCCCGGAGACGCCCGGAGTGACGCTCATGCGAACCGCAGGCGCGTGCTGTGTGCCTGACGCGGCGTGCAGCGCTGGGAATGCAAGAGCAGGTAAGGATGAGCGCAGCGAAGCGCTCGCTTTTGACTTACTTTCTTCGGGATCGGCGACGGTTGCATCGGCGAAGCCCTTGGCGACCGCATCCTTTGCGGTCATCCATGTTTCTTTTTGCATCAGCGTCAGCACGTCTTTCACCGACAAGCTGGTGCGCCGCGCGTAGACCTCGGCCACGGACTGATCGATCGTGGCGAGCAGCTCGGCGAATTCGCGCATATCCGCGCTGTTACCCATCACCATACCGGCCGCGGAGTGGATCATCAGAAACGACGCCTCGCCCATCTCCACGCGATCGCCGGCCATCGCGATGATCGACGCCGCCGAGGCGGCCTCGCCAAGCACGCTCACCAGCACCTTGCCGGGATGCTCGCGCAGCAGGTTATAGATCGCGATCCCTTCAAATGCATCGCCACCAGGAGAGTTGATCACCACCTTCACCTGATTCTTGCCGGCCGCCTTTAACTGCCGCTGTACGGCCGCCGCAGATACGCCGCCCCATTCCTCGGGACCGATCTCATTGAGAATCAAGATCTCGCCAGCAGCAGGCTTCGAAGCCATCGCGATGTGCTTGTCCCAGCGCTTGACCGCGCTCGCAGGCGCACGGAACTTCAGCCCCGACGGCCTAGCGTCTAAGCGTATTCGTGGCAGCGCGAGTCGTGTCATTTCGTTTACTCCAAAAAAAAGCCGCCCGAAGGCGGCGATGATCTGCGATGGGAGAATGCGGCTATACGAAAAGCATCTGATATTTCCGCTCCGCAACCTTCGGCGTATTGGTCACGCCGGCGGCCATCACAGCGGCAACCATCAAGTCGATCCTGCCAGTGGCCTTGTCTTTGTCGAGTTTCCTATTGCCGGCGGGATCGCTCGTGGTCACGGCATTCGTGACGCACATATTCAGCACCGGGTGATTGTTGTGCGCTATCTCGCCGTTTAGCAGCATGCGCTCGAACGTCTCGATCGCCGGGCTCATGTCCTTGTAGCCTTGGCCGAATGCCTTCATCGGCGGTAGCGTAATCCCTTCGTCCGCAGCCATCGCGAGTAGATCCTCGATCCGCCAACGGTCGTAGGCGCAGGCAGAGATATCGAAATACGCGCAGAGCTGCGATAGCTTCTGCAGCACCATCCGCTTGCTGATCGCGCGCCCCGGCGTCGTTAGCAGATGACCGGTGGCTTTCCAGCGCACGTAGGCATCGCTACGCAGATCCGCGCTCGACTTGCGCGCGAGATCGGAATCCGGCAACCAGGCAAACGGCAGCATCAGCCACGGCTCGCCCTCAGACTCCTTCGGCTCGACCAGCAGCACCAGCCCGGTCAGATCGGTCGTGCTCGATAGATCCAGTCCGGCGACCGCGCGACGGCCGCGCAGGTCGTCGATATCAAATTCCCGTTGGTGCGACTTCCAAACTTCCAAGCTGATCCACGGACTCGCCGCATCCGTCCATTCGCAGAAGTTCAGCCGGCGTACGATCGCTTCTTTGCTCGGCATGCCCTTCGCTTCGGTGACCTGCTCGCGGATGTACTTCAGCCCCGGCAGATCGGCGTGTTGCAAGCTCGGGTTAGCCTTCGGCCAACACGATTCGTCGGCGAAAGGATCGTCATTTTCATCCAGGCTACAGATAAAAGGAAAAAACGCATCATCAATCTCCAGCCCGGCGGCGACCTTCGCGCCGTATTCGTGGTACTGCCAGCACGGGCCGAGCTTGTTGCTGCCGGAGTTCGTGATCATGAAGATCAGCGCTTGCCGGCGGCCCTTAGTGCCGGCGCGCATGATCTCGATCACCGTATTCGTTTTGTGCTCGTGGATCTCGTCGACCAGCGCGATGTGTGGACGCGGCCCGGACTGCCCTTCGTCGCTCGCGATCGGCCGGAAGAAAGACGCTTCTTCCAAATATGCCAAGTTCCAGCACCGCTCGCCGGTGCCCGACTTCGTTAAGCGCCGCGCGAGTTCCTGCGACTGATCGACCATCGCGACCGCATCGCGGAATAGTATCTGCGCCTGATCCTTCTTGACCGCTGCGCTATAGACCTCGGCGCGCGGCTCGTTATCGGCGACCAAGCCCTTCAAGCCAATGCCGGCCGCTAACGGGCTCTTGCCGCTGCCCTTCGCTGTCTCGACGTACGCATTGCGAAAGCGCCGGAAGCCATCCGATCCGATCCAGCCGAATAAGCTCCCGATCACAAAGTCCTGCCACGGCAGCGGCGCGAATGGCCGGCCCTCGTACTGTCCGCCGTTTAGCATCAGCACGTCGCGGAAGAATCCGATCGCTAAGTTCGCGCGCTTGATATCCCAGATCAGCCCGCGCTTCGGCCCGTCGTCGATATCGCGTAAATGCCGCGCGCACTGCGCCCGGACGTGCGGCCCGGCTAGGATGCTACCGTCGACGACGGCGCGCGCGTAAGCCGTGGCCGGATCGTCAGGCGAAGTACTTCTGGATGCCGAGGTCTTCTTTCTCGCCATTAGCTGTAGTCGCCTGCACGCGCGAGCGCGCCGATGGCGTCATGCCGAACTCGACCGCGTAGCGCACGACGTCGGCGCGGGCCCGGCGCGCAAGGCCGATCAAGGCGTGCTGGATCACGTTGCCGTTCGTCGTCTGCATCAGCATGCCGTTGATCTCGCTTTTCTCCTGCAGCTTATTGATCGCGCGCTCGGCCTGTGCCCAAACGCCGTAGGCCTGGCAGTACGCACCCAGCGCCGCGCGATCGACGGCGGTCATCAGGCCGACGCGATACAGCATCGAACACACGCGCACCCACTCGGCCTTGCCATCGTCGCAGAGGAACTCCGGCACATCGGGCTCGGCCAACGCGATCTTCGGCTCATACAACGGCAGCGCTCGCTTGCCGGGGTTGCCCTTGACGAGTTTTAGCTGCGTCGGGATTGCTTTTCTGCCTCTCACGCCGCTGCCTTTTTCGCGGCCCTCGGCCGGTAATTTTCTTTGATGATTTTCAATTTCATTCCAAAGTCGTTTACACCCTTAACCTGTTTGATCCGCGCTTTCGGCGCGAGCCGCGTCGCCTTAAACGGCCGGTAATCGACGAGGTGATGCACGCGACGAAACCGCCAGACAACTTTCGCGACGTCGGGGTGAACCCGCGCGAGCATTGCAGACTTCGCGGTCGTGCCGCCATCGGCGTATTTCATCCCTGGACGGCGACGACCCTCGACGTGATAAATATCATCGGTATTTCCGCCGGGTAGTTTTTGCGTCTCGCCCTTGAACTGTAAGAAAGCGTTGAAAAGCACCGTGCACCACGACGCTTTGAGCATATCCAGAGATAGAATCGTGTCCTCGTTATACCGGCCGCGCCAGCGAAACGGCACGTCGTTTCGGATCAGGTTGCACGAATAAATTCGCGTGTTAAGCGTAAAGGTCCGGCCCTTCGATTTACGAGACGCGAACATAAAATAATTTGGCCCCGCCATCGCGATGTTCTGATAGCGCAAAACGAACTCCTCCATGGCGTAGAAAATCGCGCCATCGGACACTCTGACTTTTAGGTTTTCGTTCCAACGATAAAAGTTTGAGATATTGTCGTCCATCACCCAATGCCACGCATGCCCGGCGGCAATCGAGTGATCCCAAATGAAGTTTCGCGCCGGCCCCGGCCCCGTGCTTTTCGTAAGCCCGTGCGAATCGCACAAACTGTACTTTTCCTTATACACGAGATCGAGCACGACGATATCGGCGAGTAGTCCCACCGCCGCCCCCCTATAGTCCGCTTCCTCGTGCGGCTCGCAGACTACCGTGTGCCGCACGCCGAGCGCGGTAAGCTCTTTCGACGTGATCATATACGCCGAACGGCCCTTGCTAGGAATGTAAATCGGGAAGCGTGGAGTCACTCGCGTAACGCTTGTCTGCCGTTGTTCCGATCTCTGCCGCAGGGTGCCAAATCGAGCGCGTCTTGTCCGTGATGTGTTGATCGATTAGTCGCGCGAAATCATTAACCGCTGCCTCGTTCGCGAAGTTGATAATCAGCCGCCGGAATGCCGTCTGATCCTCTTGGCTAAACTCCGGCATGTCGTCCCACTCTTTTTCGGGATCGGTCGGCCCGGCTTGGTGGTCTAGCAGACCAGCAAGCTCGTGCGGCGCGAAACCCGTGAGAAGCGTATCCATACCTAACTCGCCGAGCGCGGAGAGTTCGACAGACAACGCCTCGAAGTCCCACCCCGCATTTAACGCGAGTTTGTTATCCGCGATCGTGTACGCACGGACCTGCTCCGCCGTCCAACCCTCGGCGATCATTACCGGCACCGTCTCCAGACCTAGCAGCTTCGCGGCTTCGACCCGGCCGTGACCCGCGATGATCCGGCCCGCCTTCGTCGCTAGTACCGGCATCGTCCAACCCCACTCCTTGATCGAGGCGGCGATCTGCGCGATCTGCGCTTCGGAGTGCGTTCTAGCGTTGCTCGCGTAGGGTTTCAGCTTCTCGATCGGCCACGGCGCGACCTGATCTGCAGGCCATTTCGGCTTCGCTGGTTTTGTCAAAACGACCCCGGTTTTTGAAAATGCGGACCTGCGTGCAGCTA